ATTCAAGCAAGAGTAAGAGAAAAAGAAATTCAAAATGATTTAGCTTTCTATTGTCTACAAATTTCTGATATAGATAAAACTGATATAACGCGGCTGGAGCAGGTTAAAAAGACTTTGAACAAGCCTCGTGTGCTTAGTATGTTAATATGGCAAACTTGGTTCCAAAAACCTTTAAAAGCATTATCAGCAAATATACTTGGAACTAAAACAATAACTGGTATTTATAAAATTACAAATATAGAAACTGGAGAATGTTACATCGGTCAAGCGTCTGATATTGCAACTAGATGGGCGGAACACGCGAAATGCGGACTTGGAATCGACACTCCCGCAAATAATAAATTATATCAAGCTATGCAAGAATATGGTTTATGGTCTTTCTCTTGGGAGCTTTTGGAAGAATGCCCGCGAGATTTATTAAATGAAAAAGAAAAATATTATATTGAGCTTTATGATTCCTATAATTTTGGATATAATTCTAACCATGGGGTGGGAAAATAAAATGAATTTAAAGAATGGAGACATTTTTGGGACTAATAAAATTATAGAAAGAGATTTTTCTAAGAAACGAGAATATTGGGTCTGCGAATGTCAAATATGTAAAAGTATAAGAAGTGTACGAAGCGATAATTTATATCAAAAATGTAGAAGTTGCGCTGCTTCTAATAAAAGAAAAACTGGCATCAAAGATAATTTAACTGGGCGTCAGTTTGGAAATTGGACAGTTTTATATAAAGCTAATAAATCAAATTATTGGCATTGTAAGTGCAAATGCGGAGAAGAGAAAGACGTTTTTAGAGGCAATTTAACTTCTGGAAAATCTTTAGGGTGTGGTTGCACGAACTCATGGGGAGAAACACAATTAAAATATTTATTTAATAAATATGATATTTTTTATAGTACACAATTTTCTTTTTCTGATTTAAAGACTGATAAAAATTACAAAGTTCGTTTTGATTTTGTAATTTATGATAATCTAAATAATATTTTTTGTTTAGTTGAATATGATGGTCGTCAACATTTTCAATTTGACAATAACTGGAAAATGACCAAAGAAGACTATGAAAGATTAGTATATATAGATAATTTAAAAAATGAGTATTGTAAAAATAATAACATTTTATTATATAGAGTTAATAAAAACACTAATTTAGAAAATTTTGTTTCCAATCTTGCAGAAGAATTGAATAAGAAAAACGAAAGGGGAGAATAGAATGGAATTTAAGAATGGCAGAGTTATGAATTTTGAAGGGGCTTTTAGAGGAATGAGGAATCCTCTTGAAAGTTGGAATAAAAGTGATAGTTATTTTGGAATAGTTGATGTAGATTCAGATATTGATTATGATATGGCAGCTGTATGGGCAGAAAAAGAAAAACCTGAATATTATGGCGAACATTTTGGAGAACATGAAGATGAAAGAATTGAACTTGAAAATAAATATGATAAATGGTTTATGATGAATGGATTATTATATAGAAATGATATAGATGATTATTATGAAGTTGCTTTTCTTGGTCCAAATGATTTAGATTTAGCTCAAAGGTTAATAAAAGCTGGTCCAGAGCATCGTAAATTTTTGCGTCAAATTTTTTTATCTGTTGATATTACGGCTCCGATATATTGGTGGAAAGAATTTGATACTTACCTTATTGGAACTGTACGCAATTCTACTTCTACTATGCATAAGCTAGCTTCAACTCCTATTACTATTGATTGTTTTGAAACTGATGATATTAATAGTATTTATGAAATTGATAATCAATTAACAGAAACATTAAGTGGATATGATGCAAATAATTATATTTATAGTTTTGATGATGGAGATACTTTTCTTTCTGATATGATTGATTTTTTAGAAAGTTTAAGACAAAGGTATCTTGAAACAAAAGATAAAAGATATTGGAAAGAATTAATTCGTTGGCTACCAGAATCTTGGCTACAAACCCGCACAGTAACAATGAACTATGAAAATATTTTATCTATATGCAAACAGCGTGAAGGACATAAACTTACAGAATGGCATCAATTTATAGAATATGCAAAAACTCTTCCTTATGCCAATGAGCTATTGTTTATAAATAATAATTGATTTATTAATTAAATTATTATATAATATAATTATAAAATAAATAAATAAAATAATTATATTAAAGGAAGATTAAAATAAATGACAAAAAAAGAAGCGTTTATTAAAATGGTAGAAGAATTGCTTAATCCTCTTGATATTACAGAGATAAGTAAAGATGAAACTACTAAAATGGCATTAGAATATTTTGATGAATTAAAAAGTAATAAAACAAAAGATAAAGTAGAATTAACTGAAAATGGAATAAAAATTCTTGCTTTTATGCAGAATAATTATGAGAAATATAATAATATATTTAAATCTAAAGAAATTGGAGAAGGATTGTTTGTATCTTCTCGTTCAGTGTCAGGTTCAATGAAAAAGTTAGTAACAGAAGGTTTTGTTGAAAAGATAGGTTCAGACCCAGTAGCTTATTCAATTACTGATAAAGGCAAAAGTAAAGATTTAAATTGACATTATTTAAAAATTTTGATATAATTTTAGTATAAGATAAATAAAAGAAATAGTAAAATAATAAGGAGAATAATAAAGCATGAGGAAAGCATTAAATCAAGAACATATTGAAGGTAGAGTTTATCAGCATGAATTAGCAATAAAGACAGTTCAAAATCAGCAGTCTGCTAATTTTGGAAAAGAATTTATTAATGGTAATATAGACATTGCTGTTGATGAAGAGGGACTTAATGTTATTCAAGTACATTTTACATATGTAACTGAAACTACAAAGAATGGCGGAAAGAACGCTACATTTACAGCTTTAAAGAAGATTATAGAAGAGGGCAAGGCTTGGATTACAGATGGTAAAGATGCTGCAACAAAAGTAAAGATTGATACAGCTCTTGCATTAAATGATTTTTATACACAAGATGATAATTTAGTATCTGTAAAGATGAATGAGGGCGGATTTGTTACTATAGTAACAGAGTTATGTCCAGAAAATGAGAGAAATACATTTAATGTAGATATGTTAATTACTTCTGTAACAGCGGTCGAGGCAGATGAAGAGAAGAATATCTCTAATCCATATGTAACCATTAAGGGAGCGGTATTTAATTTTAGAAATGATTTGTTACCTGTTGAATTTATTGTTCGTAATGAACAGGGTATGAAGTATTTTATGAATTTAGATGTAACTAATGCAGAGCCAGTTTATACTAAAGTATGGGGTAAGATTAATTGTACAACAGCCACTATTGAAAGAACAGAAGAGTCTGCATTTGGAGAAGCTTCAGTTAAGACTTATGAAAAGAAAACTAAGGAGTGGGTGGTTACAGGTACTGCAAAAGTTCCTTATGATTTTGGAGATGAAAAGATTTTAACTGCTGATGAGGTAAGAACAGCTTGTCAAAATAGAGAAGTTATGCTAGCGGAAGTTAAGAAGAGAAGAGAAGAGTGGCAAGCCTCTCAGGCATCTAAGAATACTACTCCAAATGCTTTTGGAGGTCCAATTGAGACAACTCCTGCAAAGAAGGGTGGTTTTAGTTTCTAAAAAATATAAGGGCTTTCGCCCTTATATTTCTAGTTTAAATTGATAATAAATAAGGAGAAAATATATAGCATGATAGATTTATTAAATATACAGCCTCATCAAGTTAGTCGAGATCTTAGGGGTTATTCAGTCTTCTTCTATGGGGAGCCAAAGAGTAAATAAAACTGCTCTCTTTATAGGTAACTATAAAGTTCACATCGCAGAAAAATCGGGGACTTCTATTTAGATGAATCCGAAGGGAAGTTATAATATAACAATTATAACACACGCAACGCGTAGCTTTTGAAACTATTATTTTAAAGGAGAATGTTACACATATGGACATCCAAGATATGATTCAATTATATAATGAAGGAAAATCTTTAAGTTTTATTGCAAATAAATATAATACATATGGAGCAAAAATTAAAAAAATTCTTATTGATAATGGAATTAAAATAAGAACTAGAGCTGAGCAAAATAAAATTACTAATCAAGAGAGAGGAAAGAAAGTTAATCATACTTATTTTGATAATATAGATACTTGTCAAAAAGCATGGCTACTTGGTTTTCTCGCTGCAGATGGTTCTATAGCATCAGATAGAAATAGAGTAAAAATAGGGTTAAGTTCAGTAGATAGAGAAATTCTTGAAAAAATTCAAAAAGAATTAAACTCTGAAAGAGAAATTTTAGATTATGAAACTAATCAAGGATTTCAAATTTCAGAATTAAGTTGGAGTAGTGAAAATCATAAAAATAAATTAGTTAAATATGATATTGTTCCAAATAAAACTTATAAAGGAATCCATTTACCTCAATTTGAGAATGATAACTTTAAATTAGCTTATATCTTAGGATACTATGATGGCGATGGTTGTTTTAAAAATGATGGAACAACTTGTAGATTTGAAATTTGCTCATATGATAAAACAATTTTAGAAGATTTTGCAAAAATAATTAATCAAAAAATTAATAGTCATAAGGAAGTATATAAAGACCCTAGTAGAGAGAATTATTATACTTTAACTTATTCGACTAAAGATGTTATACAAATTTTAGATTCTATGTATCAAATTATGAATAAAACAAATAGTTTTTATCTTCAAAGAAAATATAATAAATATATAGAATGGAAGAAACAAAATAATAGAATATAGTAAAGCCAAGAGTCTGCGACTTCCTTAAATAAGGAAGAGAAGGTACGCTAAACTGGACTGGAAATAACCAGTCGATGAAAATGAGAGTAATCTCCAGAGTGTAAGATAAAAAACTTACAGTTAATAACTAATTGGGTAAAACCACAATAGCCACTAAATTTCCTAGGCATTTGTTATTAGCCTTTGAAAAAGGATATAACGCCATTCCAGGGGCGATGGCTCAGCCTATTAATTCTTGGTCTGAATTTAAAAAGGTTTTAAGACAACTTAAAGATGAAAATGTTAAGGCGATGTATGAAACTATAATTATTGATACTGCGGATATTGCATATGATGATTGTGAGAAATATATTTGTGCAAACGCTCCTCGTG